CCTTGTGGGCCGTAACATAGCCATAACAGAGTGGATAAAAACACTTAGACAGTTACCGTATGATTATGACGAACACTGGTGGCCGCATGATGGTGCTAACCGTGAACAGTTTAGCGGTAAAAGTAAAGCAGACCAGGCGGCGGAGCTTGGTTTTTACGTTGAGATATGCCCAAACTTATCACGCGAGGACGGAATTAATGCATCACGTGGTATGATACGAGTTGCTAAGTTTGACAAGAACAAAACAAGCAAGTTGGTGGACGGCTTGCAAGGCTATCGTAAAGAGTATGACGAGAAGTTACAGCGCTTTAAAGATAACCCACTACACGATTGGGCCAGTGATATTGCCGACAGCTTTAGATATATGAGTATTGCTTGGCGTAAAAACTTAACTACTGCTATTGGTAACAGGGCAGTTAATAACATTAAAGTTAAAAGGGCGTACGGCTAATGAAAAACGAGCAGATAATTAAACGACTTGAGCATTTGACCGCCGAGCGAAAGACCATTGATTCTACTTGGCAAACAATAGAAAAGTATGTTACCCCTTATCGGGGTCAATTCTTTGAAGACCAAACAAGCGAGCATCAGCAAAACTGGCGTAAGCGTGAAATATTCGACAGTACAGCCGTTAACGCTTGCCAAACATTATCCGCTAGTATTCATGGCTCTATAACGTCACCTGCTTTTAGGTGGTTTGATTTACAATTCAGGGTTGACCAGTTAAACCAAACACAGGAAGCAAAAGAATGGTTAGACGATACCGCCGACAGAATATACAACGCCTTGCAAGAGTCAAACTTCAACTTAGAAGTCGGCGAGTGTTACACCGATTTAGTTAGTTACGGGACTTCGGTTGTATTAGAAGAGTTTACCGGCGACGAGCTAACAGGCGAAAACATTGAGCTAACATTCTCAGCAGTACCAATCAAGGAAGCCTATTTCGAGGAAGACCACAAAGGCGGCATTGCTACGTTTTACCGCCGTTTAATGTGGACACCTTCACAAATTATTAGCAAGTTTGGCGAGGAGAACGTACCAGAAAAGATTAACGCTTTACAGGCTAAAGGAAGCACTGACCGTATGGAAGTTGTTTACTGTATCTGGAAACGTAAAGGTATTGAAGAGGTGGACGGAATAGTGGCGCCTGAAAAGCGTCCTTATGCTTACCGCTATTTGTTAAAAGAAGGCTGTTGTATGTTAGGTGAAGAGGGTGGCTATTATGAAATGCCAGCCTATGCGCCTAGATGGAGAAAGACTAGCGAATCAAAGTGGGGTAACAGTCCTGCAATGAATGCGCTTAATGATGTGTTAACGCTTAATCAGTTGGTTGAATTAATCTTACGTAGTGGTGAAAAGGTTATCGACCCGCCTTGGGTTACAACCATGAACAATATCATGAGTGATTTTGATATGAGGCCAGCAGGTTTAAACATTGTACGCGACCCCAGCAAGTTAATGCCAATGAATTCAGCGGCGCGATTTGATGTTAGTCAATTGCAGAAGGGTGATTTAGTTCAAGCTATACAAGAAGCTTTTTATATGAACCAACTACAGCTTAAAGACTCGCCAGCAATGACAGCCACAGAAACTATGGCGCGTATGGAGTTAATGCAAAGAACGTTAGGGCCAACATTAGGGCGCTTGCAATCTGATTTGCTAGACCCGTTAATTAGCCGAACATTAAACATCTTATTTAGAAGCGGGCAGCTAAAAGAATTACCTGAAAGCTTGCAGCAAATGGGCGGTGATATTGATGTATCATACGTTGGCTCGTTATCACGTAGTCAGAAAATGGATGGTATCGCAAACGTTGAAAGATACTTAGGTTTATTGGGTGGTATTGCTCAGTTCAAGCCAGAAGTATTAGACCTATTCAACCAAGACAAAGCAGCGCGTGACTTAGGCGTTGACTTGAATATACCGGCAGCATACTTAAATAGTGATGAAGACGTGCAAGCATTACGTGAGCAGCGAGCAGCGCAGCAACAAGCACAGTTTGAAGCTGAAAATATGAAGATGGGCGGTGAAGCTATGCAAGCAGTTGGTAAAGGTCAAAGAGAAATGGAAGGCGGCAATGAATAGCTTTGACGACTTAAAGAGTTTATACCGCGCAGTGTTTAATACGCCGAACGGTGAAAAGGTTTTGCAAGATTTACAGGCGCAATTTAATCCTGATGAAATCTTCGTGAAAGGCGATGCTGACGAAACGCATATCAATCTAGGTAAGCGTGAAGCATTTATTTATATTAATCAATTGTTGAGGGTTGATGATGAGTGAAGAAAACGGAACAAACGAAGCAACATCAGTACAAGCTGATATTAATACTAATGATGATTGGCGTTCAAGTTTGCCAGAAGATATTAGGGGCGCAAAAGCTTTTGATTCTGTCAAAGATGTTAGCTCACTAGCTAAACAGTTCCTTGATGCGCAATCACATATTGGTAACAGTATTCGTATACCAGGTGAAGACGCAGGACAAGAAGCTATTGACGCATTCAATCAAAAGCTGATGAACAAAACTAACTTGATGCAAAAACCTGAAACGCCAGAAGACTATGACAATGTGTTTAAGTCTATGGGGAAGCCAGAAGACGGAACAGGTTATGTAATGCCAGAAGGCGTTGAAGGTAGTTACGACCATTTGCGCGACTTGGCTATTAACGCGAACATGACTAACAAGCAGTTTGAATCATTAGTTGGTTCGGTTGCTAAACTTGATGCAGCGGCAATGGAAACGCAAAAAGCGCAACAACAAGAAAGCTTAGACGGTGTTAAAAAGGAATGGGGCGCAGCCTTTGACCGCAACACTAGCCAAGCAGTGGCAGCACTTGAAGCAACTGGCGCACCTGAAAGTGTTATCGAGTTAGCAAAAGCGGGCAACGTTGACGGTCAAACGCTCAAATGGTTTCATGCTTTATCGCAAAAGATTGGTGGCGGTGAAGGTTCAAACGCTGTTGCTGATAATGGCGGCAACCAGGTAATGACACCGGCAGAAGCTAGCGCACAGCTAACAGAAATTATGGAGAATCGAAACGGGCCATATTGGAATACAACGCACCCACGGCATAAAGAAATACAGGCCAAAGCTATGGGCTTGCGTAAACTCAGAGCAGGTAACGCAGCATGAACATAGCCAGAAAGGTTCGCGACTTTGCTCAGACTGTTGATATTCACTCAATGGGGTATGTTGATTTAAACAACTGTTTGGGTGAATTGCGTGTGTTGCTTGCTAGGCTATCGATTGAAAAAGAGAATCGACTCAATGAGCGAGCAAAGGACGACGCGCAAGGTATTCATAACGAGCAACAGAAAGAGCGGGAACAGTTTGACGCGCATGTCAGAAAGATTGTAGAAGGTAAGAAGACGCATAAGTGATGTTTGATTTAACTATGCTGTATGCTAGACTTACTTTGACAGTTTGATTTTTACATTGTTATCTCCTTGTGTTGTTTAAGGTACTCCGTAAAGAGTACCTTTTTTTTATTTTGCTTTTAACCCGTCTATTGCCATTAACAAGAAAGTATGATGTTTACCGCTTGCCTTTTCATGCGTTCTGTACCAGCGTTCAGACCTGTTAATAATCTTTAAGAATTCGGATAATGTGTAGCCTTTTTCTCTTATCATTTTAGTAGTATCATTCATATTAGCACCATGTAAAATCCCCTTTGTTTTTTTTATTTGCTTTGATTCTTTGCTGATTAGCTAAGTAATTAACGAACTTATGTAGCTTGCTTTCGCCTTTAACTAATTTATAGCCTCGTTTTATCTTTTTTATTTTGTATAAATATTTTAGTTTTTTATCTAATCTCATTATTTGACTGCACTTGCTAGAACAGTGGGGGTAATTTTTCTCATAAAAAATATTTACGCAATAATTGATCCCGCAACATTCGCATGTTTTTTTTCGTAGTGTACCACGAGCAAAGTCATAACAAGCGTGGTGACAATGCGATATTCCTAGCTTAGATTTTACCTTTCTTTGAATGGTCGCTAACTCATCAAATCCCATAAGAAGCCTGTCATCAACTAAACACAACCTAGACATTAATCTATCAAATAGCGATGGCTTATCTAGTTGTGATAATGAATATTTGAGGTCTTTAATATACTCTCTTTTTTCTGATGGGTCTTTGCTGTTAAAAACGTATTTAATACTATCTGCCCACGCCTCATAATTAATATAACCAGCCCTGCTTTTATCAAGGCCATAATAATCACAAAAAGAGTGAACAAGCTCAACATTAGGCAGGGCAAGGTTCATTATAAACTCACTTCAACTAACTTTTTAGTATTATTACCATCCATACGCTCATCAGATATAAATCGCGCAGCTTCCATCTCTAAGCGTGTTACTGATACAACTTGGCTTGCTAAGCCTGATACGGCTTTAGCTTGTTGCGGCGTAATACTTCCGTTAATTAGACCATCAATTTGCTCAAACAATACCTCTCTTAAACCGTTGGTAGTTCTTTTTGTTTTACTCATGTGTTTATCCTTGTGTTAAAACGATACTGGATTGCATCATTTGATTGTTAATCTACACAGGTTTGCATGGTTCGTCAACACTTGATTGTAATATTTTTAATTATTAAATAAATACGTTATACTACCATTACGCAGGTAGCCATTACCTTTGGTCTGCTATCCATATATTAAGTATCGGGTAGCTAGACAAACTTAGTCCGAGAAATATTCAAAACTATTTTTTATACTAAGGAGCCTCAAATGGCTATTACAATTGATAATGCATACATCGAAACGTTTGAAGATAACGTTCGTTTTTTAGCACAGCAAAAACCTTCACGCTTAGTCGGCACAGTAACAAACAAAACATCTAACGGTGCAGCTCATAATTGGGAACGTATTGGCCCTACTGACTTTGCAGAAAAAACTTCTGCACGTACGGCAACACCTGAGAATGATACCCCCTGGAGTCGTCGCGTATCACAAGTTAAAACTTTTGATAACGGTGATACTGTTGAACAAGAAGATATTGTCCAAATGCTTGTTGATCCACTTTCAAGCTTGACCCAGAACCTTGCTTGGGGTTCAAACCGTAACAAGGATGATGTGATTATTGCAGCAGCAACCGCTGACGCTTTAGACGGTGACGGTAACTTGAACACGTTCCCAGCTACACAAGAAGTTGGCGATTACAGCACGGCTATTACATTAGACCTTATTAATGAAATGGATCAAAAGTTCTATGACAATGACATTGACCCTGATGAGCCTAAGTGTGTAATTATCTCACCATTCCAACGTCGTACTTTACTTGGTTTGCTTGAAGTGACTTCTGGTGACTTCCAAGGTGACTCAATGGCATTACGTAACGGTTACTTACCTAACTTCTTAGGTTATGATTGGATTGTATCAACTCGCTTGTTATCTCCAAGCGCTGGTCAAGTTGATTGTTTAGCGTATACGCAAAAAGCTATTGGTATGCAGTTAAACCGTGACATCTCAACTCGCGTAGCAGAAGACCCTAGTAAGTCTTTCATGTGGCGTGTATACGGCTTCCAAACTTTGGGCGCTGTACGTGTTGAAGATGAACACATTGTACGTCTTAAACTAGCTGACGCTTAATAGTGTTACGGGGCTGGGGGGTTAGTCCTCAGCCTTTCTCTTTGGCCCCAACTTAAAGAGGTGTTAACATGGCTATTGCAGGTGTTAGAACAGAGTTAAACGTTTCTATTGAAGCGACCACATTAAAAACCGGCTTGGTTTGGTGGATGGAAGACGGCACAGCGAAAGGTCAATCAAGTGATTTAGCGGCAGGGTTGTCAACTACTTACTTGGGTAAGGCTTTAGGTGCTGACGGCAACAGAGCAGGGGGAAGATCTCCGCGAGTTGCTAAGAATGACCGTCAAGCTTTACCGTAGACAATAAAAGATAACCTGGCATTTGCTGGGTTATTTTGTTTTAAGGTGTTGATTATGAGTAACAGAACAGACGCGCAAGCAGGTATTGATATACAAAAATCAAAGGAAGGTGTTCAGGACAGCATAAGCCCAACTAGCCAAGCTGACGAAACCTTACAACCTATTTTAGACGGCGCAAGAATGAAAGACGAGGCTGCCCATACCGCTATGTACCAAAGAGGTTATGCGGCAGGGGTTGTAGACTTCAATGGCCCTGTTTTAGAGATAGCAAATGCGCAGATATACAATGATAGCTCCGACATATCAAAAGTTACTGACAAAAAAATACGCTTAGAAGCTGGGAATAAATACAAGATCGAAGCAATGGTTAATTGCGTCGGAACGCCTGTAAACTATTACGCTGATTTTCAATTATTCGATGCTTCTAACAATACGTTTATTGGTGTTGTAGGTACTATTGTATTAAGTAATAATGGGGCTAACTCAGGTTCGCAAATACCTTGTATTGCTTATATCTCGCAACCTATGGCGGTAGAGTTTGAGTTGCATTTTAACGGTGGTGACGAGATAACAAATTATAACGCTGTAATAACTATTGAGAAGTTATAAGGAATATCATGAGCAACAGAACAGACGCACAAGCAGGGATTGACGCACAGAAAGCCAAACAAGGTTTAAGGGATAGCATTGACCCTATCAGCCAAGCCAATGAAACATTAGAGCCGTTATTAGATGGCGCTGTAATGATTGATGAATTAAACGAATTGCTAAACACTTATGCGAGCGTTGGTTATACACAAAAGCAAGCCAATGGTACAAACATACCGCTAACGATTAACGGATTAACTGGTACAGGCAACGAAGACTTAAC